AAGGTCATAAAAAAAACAGGCGACATTACAACAAAATTAACAAAAGATGAGTTAGCAAAGTTAAAGGCTAAGCAACTACAGCTAGCCATAGACAAGGGCAACCTAGCCCTAGCAAATGCCAGCCTTGAGATCTGCCTTAGATATGCCTACGCCTAATTTAGATAGCGCTGTGTTATTGCCTAAAAATGCTTTGCTTAGCGCGCCGGTTACGCTGCCTAAATCGCGGCCAGTAGATGCGCTTATGTCTAGGCTTAGGTTAAATAGTTTTTGTGCCTGATCAGAGTCACGCGTGGCCACGGCAAGCGTTTGATAGGCCGGGCGCAGTAGATCATCAACAATGCCAAACTCACTTTGCAGGCGCTGTATGTACTCCTCAGAGCTAGCGGCATCTCGGCCTAAGCCTACATTTTTTAAGGCTAGCGCTAGCTGTTTTTGTGCTTTTTCATCTGCTGCCGCAGCTTTAAGAGAGGCTTTGCCGTAAGCAAGCAGCGCTGTAGTACCAAAGGCTAGGCCTAGTGCACCGCCTAATTTTTTTGCACTCTTACTTAATTTTTGGCTAGCTGTCTCTACTTGCTTAAAGCCTTTAAGGTCTGCCTTGCTACCTATATCTATGCGTACCTTTGCTACCTCGGCCATTATGCAGCCTTGTCTAGAGTGCCAGCATTGGCCCTGCCGTAAAATTCTTGTGTTGCATTTTCTATTGCTTTATTAGCCGCGCCTAGCGATACGCCACGATTAGCAGCCCACGCTCTAAAGATTAAACGGCCACGGCCTACAAGGCTAGAGGTTAACGGCCCTAGATTTTCTATAAATTGTTCGCCTGCCTTAGGGTTTGCAGATCTGCTTACCTTTTTACTTGCACCGCCTGCTTTAGGCCCTACCCATTGTTGTGGCCCTAGTCGGCCAGCTGTCTCATAAATAGATCCGGCAGCTGATTTATTGACAATACTTGCATTAGAGGTAAAGCCGTTTTTATTAGGCTTACTTACGCCTGTGCTATAACTTATGCCTGATTTTACAATGCTAGCGTTATAAAAAGGAAAGCGTGCCTCGCTAAAACTACGCGGCTGCCAGCCTCTCATAATCTCATCCGTGGCCGGGGCAAAGCCTCTCGCCTGTTTTACTATTGGCCTAAGAGCTGCGCCTAACTCTTTTCTTAATTGCTTGTCTAAGTCAGGTGCAAACTTACGCAGAGCTTTGCGTAAATCTGTGTTACCTCTTAGCTCTATTTTGGCCACGTTTTATATCCTCTGATCTGTCGTTTAGTACCTTGATAACGTTAGCAAACATTGTGCTATCTAACTCTAGTAAAGCCTGAGGCGCGATACCTGTCTCTACCGCTATCTGCGCGACTAGGTAGCCAAAACTACCGCGCCCCACTACTCCAAAGGGTTATCGTCTAGCACCTCTACTTTTGCTAAGGTGTCTAAAAATGCCGGGCCAAAGGTAGGTACAGTTTCGCCGCTAGTGCGGATGCACTCCCAGGCTAGCCAGTACACGTCACTTTGCTTCTCGTCATCTCTAAAAGCCTTGTGAAAGCCTTTTTTAGCGTACAGCTCAAAGGCATACTCAATACGCGGCGTTATCTTGTGTTCAGATACCGATCCGTCAGCCCTTGTTATTTTTAGTATTGCCATTGTCTTAGCCCCTTTGTTAGTTTGTTATGGTGTTGTATCTACAACGATGGCGCTGTTGCAGGTAAAAGTAATTGACTGTGTAGAGATATCGCCTACTGCGCCGTTAATATCTGTTGTGTTATTTACTAAGACTGTAGCTTGATACTCAGGGTTTGTAGCTGAGACTGCTGCGCTTGTCTGCTTTAGCGTTAGTGGCACAGTTGTACCCCAGGCAGCCTGCAAAGTCTGTAGCACGTTAGACGCCGCAGTATCGTTAAGAAAGTCTAGAGTGATAGTGCTTGCCTCTAGTCCTTTAACAAACTTGTGAGCTGTATCGCCCATAGCAGTTACCTCTAGCTCGTCAAAGCTGCGGTTAATAGTTGCGCTTGTAACGTGGTCGCCGAGGGCCACGCTATTCAATACAACCTGAACGCCGTTAGATAAATATATGGCCATCTTTTATGCCTCGTCCTTTTCTGTAGGTGTTGCTTTTGGTTTTGTCTCTTTAACCTCGGTAGGCAATTCTTGGCCTATCTTGATTAAAAACGCTTTGTCCTCATCTGTAAGTGCCATTTTAACTCCAGCTCGTTAGTACGGATATTTGTAAATCTACTGTTAGCAGATCGCCGCTTGCCACAGTTAAGACGCTAGGTGCAGATACGCTTGTGACGTTAAAGACAATAGCGCTTGCGGCTAACTTGTTAAAGACTGTGCAAAACGTAGTCTCTATACCTTGTAGGTTGCCCTCATTGTCAAACATAGGAATAGTTACAATAATCTTAAAGTTTGCTAGCGGCGATATGCCTGCGTGACTGTTATTGCTTGGCGTTAAATATGGATCTGCCGGAGCAACAATTACGCTGTTTGCGAGCATTGTGCTAGGCGGAAAAGCAAACGTAGAGTAGCTAGCATCTGCTAGGGCTGCTGCAATAGTTGTACGCAGCGTAGTTATAGGCGCTGGCATTAGCCGACCATTGTGTTAGGGCTAAGGTAAGGCGCTAGTAAACCTCGTATAGATGCCATAAGCGTATTGCTCATCTTAAATGGGCTAGGGCTATAGCCATCTACGCTAGTGCCGCCGTTTTGTGTGCTAAATCGTGCAGTCCATATATTTTCGGCTAGCATCAAGGCAGCTGCGTTGATAGCAGGTGTAGCAGAGTAGACAGCAGTCTTTGTATCTGCACCTGTTGCCCGGCCGTACGGCTTTACGCGCCTAAAGTTTTGATCTGCTGAAACTTTTGCATATTGTATAAAACTATAGCCGCGTGCAGGCTGGTAGTAATTAAGCTGCATATTAAAGGCAGGCAGTAGGTTTGTAGTGCCTGTGCTAAAAGGTAAAGTGGCTGTAATTGTGTAGCTGCCGTTAAAAACGCTACCTGCACCGGCTATGACTACAGTCTCGCCAGTAGTAAATAAGCCAGGGTTAGCAAGCATTACAGTGGCTACGTTACTTACAAGAGCTGTGCCTACAACAGGTGCATAGTCAAACTCTAAAAAACTGTTTATTAGATCCTCTGCTGCCTGGCAGGTGTCCTCTATCCAGGGGTAAGCATCGTAAAGAGTGCCCACGCCAAGACTAGCTTTTAGCGTTGCCGCGGTTACATATGTAGCTGCCATCTCTTTACCTTTCCTTACTAGGTGCGCTAGGGCAAAGGGCTAAATATGCCCTAGCGCACTATTAGTGGGTTATTAGCTGATATTCAGACGGCAGATGCCGTTAGGGATCTTGGCAATAGTTGCCATAAATCCATAAATTGCGATCTGTACTTGTAGGTTGCTTACGACATTAACAGACATATAAGCCTGTGGGCTTTCATAAACAGTAAATGCCTCAGGCGCTAAAATAAATGCTGAGTTATCAGCTACGCCTGCAGTCATAAAGCGATCAACGTACAGATCTAAGCCAAGCACGTTTCCGCGTACAGAATTATTCATAACCATACCTGCTGCGTTAGCCAGTGATGCAGCGTTTGGCTGGTAAGCGTTAAAGATCGGGCGGCCTGTGGTATCTACTGCACCTAGTAGTAGGTTGTAAATGCCTGTGCTGCCTACGAAGTTTTGTGCAAAGTAGCCGCTGTTTTTGTAAACGTTGGCTGTGCTTTCAGCTGTGTAAGAGATAAGCCCGGCTGCTGTTGCTGCTACGCCTGTGCTTTGAAATCCTGTGGCGTTGATGTCAGCAATTACTGCGCTATCCGTTGCGTTCATATATGCAACCTGAAGTTGGTTTGTAAGTTCGTTGAAGAAATTAGGATCGTTTGTGCGTTCCAATAATTCTACGCTGAGTGTATTCATACCTGAGTATTTCTTTACAGTACCTGCAAGATATTCTGTAACCATACCTGTATTAGATACTGCGCCAGCTTCTAGCTCTACAGTTACTGTAGGTGCTACGCCGTTTAATCCGCCATTACTATCTACTAGAGACGGCACGTTAATTGTAGTGCCTGTAGCAGGCAAGATCCCACGACTACAAGCATCTATAGCGCTTCTTGGAAAGCGTGTATTAGTAATAAACTCTGATAGGTATTGTGTGGGATTAAATGCAGGGTTAGTAGCAAAACTGTCATCGGCAGCTGTTACATAAAGTTTGGACTCATCATTACCTAGAGCTGCCTTTACTTTATGCTCTGTGTATGTGCCCATATTGATAATTGGTGTGCGGACGCGCTGGCTATCTAGTGCGCTTGGACGAATAATCGCGCGAGCTGCTTCTACTACAGGTGCAGCCTCGGCTTTATCCTCGATCGGAGTTTCAGGGGCTGTAGTCACAGCTGCCTCGCTTTCGGTTAGGGTTGGATTGTCTTGCTCTGTCGCTTCGCTTTCGCTAGCGGCAATACTTTGCACAGCGGCACTAGGAAAGGCGGCCGACTCTACTAGAGAGACCTCTCGCAGTTTTGCCGCTGTGACCAGGAGATAGCCGTCTTTAGGCTTAGATGCAGTAACTTCTACACCTACGGATAAGCCGTCCATTAGCTGTTCCTGGGCTAGCAAAATTGCATCATTACCGCGCGTAGATGCGCTGATCTTAAAACTTGCATATAAGCCATCCTCTGTAGATTGCATTGTCATCATACGTCCTACAGGTTGGCTTGTATCGTGTTGCATTAAAAGTTTAATTTTATTTGTGTTTTCTGCTGTAATGCTGCCCTTAGCAAAGACAATAGGGCCTGCACTTGTCATACCGATCTCGCCATCGTAAGGCGCAATTTTACCTGCAATAGTACGGCGCTCGCCGCTATCTACAGCTTGTACAACACCGCTAAATGTTAAGATCATTGTTTGTATCTCCTATGCCGTTAGGTGTTAGTTGTTCCATCTGCTGTGCTTGCTCTAAGTCAATAAGGCCGAGAGACAGCATCTTTTCTAGTGCATCTAGTCTTGCGCCTGTATCAGCGCGTAGGAATGTGTCATCTATAGCAAACTTTACAATGTTGCCGTGTCGTGTCAGATCATCCATAGATAATCTGTTTTCTATAGCACTTATGTAAGGCTGCAAACTGTAGGCTACAAACTCTTTGCGACCATCTAGAATATTTTGGTAAGTCATTGAGTTATTCATATCTGCACTTATGTAATAGGCAGGTACGTTCATAAGTCGCGCTATCTCTGTTGCTAGATATTGGCTAGCCTCGTTGTACATCATATCTTTAGGACTAAAGCCAATATTTTGTACGTCTAAAGTGCTAGTCAGGTATGCCGTAGAGCGTGATGCACGCGCTGCTTTCCAGGCAGCTAACAAACCGCTTATCTGTGCCTCTGGCAGGTCAGCACCAGAATTCTTGATCACACAGGTAGCCATAGGAGTGGCGGCAGATACGCTAGCTGCTTTTTGTACATCTATTGCGCTTTGTATTGTGCGAGCGCCAGTATCTAATACGCCGGGTAGAAGTGACTGATACGTAACAATACTGCCAATACCGCTTGTAGGTGCTAACACGCCGTTTATATAGTACGCATCTACAAGCGTGCCATCTTGATTAGTCTTAACTGTAACGCGAGAGTTTGCTATCCACTCAAAGCCGCTAGGTCTGCCATCATCTGCATACAAACTTGTAACGCGCCAGTAAGCAACGCCGTAAAACAACAGGCTATCTACTGTGTAGCTAATCATTACGCTACGCGGCTGCCGTATGTCAGGTTGATCTAGCCATAGCGGCGACTCTATCTGTTGGCCTGTAGATTTTTTGTACAGCTTTAGATCAAGCGTAGATATAACGCCTTTAATTAAGTTAGAGCAGCGCACAACGCTAGGTACTTGTAAAGCAATATTGCGATCCATAAAAGGTGCGCCGCTACCTGTGCCATAAAGGCCGCCAAAACTGTAAACACCTACGCCGTAGCCTGCGTTCATTA